CGATGCCACTCCCGACTGGTGCCCCGTGCTGGTGCCCCGCGCCCCCGCCCCACCTGGGCCAGCGGCGGCGGTGGAATCTGCGTTGCATGCCGCCCTGGCGGAACGGGATGCCAATGCGCAGACCGCCAAGGCTATGTCCAGGCTGCACGACGATGCTGAGAAGGAGATAGAGGAGCTGCATGCCAGCCTCGCTGAGCTGGCCGAGCGGGGCAGGGGGGCGAGCCGCCTCGCCGCCCTAGAGCGTGTCGCCGCTGAGGCCAGGAAGCTGGCGACGGTGATACCGGCGACGAGTGGGCACCTGGATGGGTTGAATGAGGCGATCAGGGTGCTGGATGGTGGGACATGAACCAGACCGAGATCTTCCCTCCAGCCGAGATCGTCAAGGCATCGCTGGCCCTGACGCTCCCCTGGCCTCCGAGCGTCAATAGCTACTGGCAGCCATTCCCGGTCCCGGGTGGTCGCGTCGTCATGTCGCTGACCAAGCGTGCCCGCCTCTACCGCACCGACGTGCATGCCGCCATTCGCAAGATCATGGGACCGGCCAGGTCGACGGCATTCGAGGCGCCGGTTCGCATCGATATCGAACTGCGTGCCCCCGATCGCCGGTCGCGCGACATCGACAACCACCTGAAGGGCATCTTCGACGCGCTCACCCACGCCGGTATATGGCGGGATGACAGCCTCGTCGACGAGCTCACACTTCGCCGCGGCAAGGTCCTCAAGGACGGGGCCGCTATTGTCATCATCACTGAACTGTAGGAGATCTCCCGTGGCCAAGTACCGCAAGAAGCCCATCATCATCGAAGCACTCCAGGTCACAGCCGAGATGCTGAAGGACCCCGAGGGCAACTTCAAGCATCTCGACGTGCCGAAGGACACCATCATCTGGCACGATAGCTGGAGCTACGTCGCCGTGCGCAATGCCACCGGTCTGAACCACGCTGGCGTCGGCGATTGGATCATCACCGGCCTCGACGGCGAGATCTACGTGTGCCCGGGCGACAAGTTCGAGCGCACCTACGAGCCGGCCTGATCAACGTCCACGCGCAGGTGAAGTCCACCGTGCCAAAGACCAGCCACGAGGATCTCAAGAGCTGGTCGATGATCGAGGTCGCCTTCGTCGTCGACAGCGAGGAGGACCCGGACCAGGAGAAGATTCCCGGAGCGTAGTCGGGTCGTCCGATACCCCGAGGGTGAGCAGGGGTTCCCATCTACCAATTACCAGAGGCCGAGATGACCTTCGAAGTTCGCCACGGCGACTGACTTTCAATCCTCCCCACCATCGCGGCTGAGTCCGTTGACGCCATCATCACCGACCCGCCCTACGGCATTGATTTCCAGTCGAACCATCGGACGGAGAGCGATCTCCTGGCCAAGATCGCCAATGACATGGTCCCCTTCGTCGACTGGCTCCCGGAGTCCTACCGCATCGCCAAGCCGGCCGCCGCGCTGATCTGCTTCTGCCGCTGGGATGTCGCCGAGGTCTTCCGCCTGGCGATCGAGAAGGCCGGATGGACGGTCAAGAGCCAGGTCATCTGGGACAAGCTCATCCACGGCACAGGAGACCTGAAGGCCTCCTTCGGCCCGCGGCATGAAGACATCTGGTTCGCCATCAAGGGCCAGTTCGCGTTCCCCAACCGGCGCCCGGCATCGGTGCTCCCATTCGAGCGCGTCGATCCGAATCAGCTCGTCCATCCGAACCAGAAACCTGTGCCGCTGATGGAATACCTCTGCCGCGTCGTGTGCCCCAGGGGGGGGGTAGTCCTCGATCCGTTCACCGGCAGTGGGGCCACCGGCGCCGGCGCGGTTGTGGCCGGCTGCGACTTCGTCGGGTGCGAGCTCGACGAGCGCTATGCCGCCGTCGCCCGGCATCGCATTGCGGTCGCCGATCCCATCGGCCAGCAGCAGACCATCGGGCTATGAACGCCGCCGCCCAGGATGACCGCCGTGCCACGATCTCCCCCTTGACCATGCCATGGGTACACCGGCGCCCGATGTGGCCTGTGAGTGACGGGAATCGCCTCCTGGCAAGCAGCCTCTTGAATAAACGTTTACCGTATTTACAAGGTCACCATGAGCTACGCCAAACTCTTCAGCAACATCACCGAGTCCTCCCTCTGGTCGGGGTCGAAAGAGTCCCGCCTGCTCTTCGTGAGCATGCTCGCCCGAGCGGACGGGACCGGTTTCATTGAGGCTGCGTTGCCTGGGTTAGCACGGTTAGCTAACTTGACATTGGAGGAAACCAAGCAGGCGCTTGCTGAACTTATGGCGCCAGATCCATACTCCAAGACCAAGACACTGGAAGGTCGTAGAGTCGTGGAAGTAGATGGTGGATATACACTTGTGAATTACGAGGATTACAGAAATCGGCGCAGTGAAGATGAGCGCCGCGAGTATATGCGCAACTACATGGCCGAGCGAAGGAAGGGCAAGAAGACAACCACGTCAACAAAAGTTAGCCGGGTAAACCACGGTAAAGCTTTGTTAGCCCAAGGAGAAGGAGAAGGAGAAGGAGAAGGAGAAGGAGAAGGAGAAGCAGATCAGAAGTCCCCTGTGGGTCCTTCTGAGGCGGCGGCGGCGGCTACCCCTTTGATCGATGAAATGGATATCGGCAAGCCCACCCCCCCTCCGCTCAACCCGAGGCAGTCCCGACTCGGCGATCTCCAGGCCGTGATCCCTGAGCTCATCGTCTTCCGGGATGGCCGGGATCAGGCTGAGACCCTCCTGGCGCTCTACGGCTGGGACCTCAGCATCGAAGCCCTGACCGCCCTCCAGGGGGTCGTCCATCTCAAGGAACCGGGCAAGCAGCGGATCATGGTCGACGAGTGGGCCAGGTGGTACAAAGATCGGTACCGCCTCACCACCGAGGACTACCAGCGCGCCGGCATCACCCCACCACCAGGAACAACCAGTGCCCATTCCAATCAACACCAAGGCTGAGGTCTCCAAGTCGAGCGAGACCGTCGCCCTCGAGCAAGACTACGACCGCGGCTGGTACTGGATCCTCGACCAGCTCGACAAGGCCTTCGTCGACGACGTCAAGATGCTCGACCGCACGCTGTTCCGAGCCAAGGCGAAGGTATGGTCGAGGACCGCGAACCCCATGGCGGCATGCGGCAACCCCGAGGGGATCTCGGGCAAGGTCGACGCCATCGTGCTCGAGGACTGGCAACTCGCCAAGGTCCAGGAACACGTCATGCGCCAGTGCGGGCTCAGGGATCGACTCGCCGAGTCACTGGGTGTGCCGAGCGTGGGCGACTGGCGATCGGGCCTCAGCGGGCATCAGGTGCGCCGGAAAGTGCACTACGCCTGGACGATCATGGCGGCGATGAAGCTCTGCCGGCCACCGCCCATGGATCCGTACCGCAACCGTAGGGGCACCGAGGATCCTCAGCGCCAGGCGGATGCCGAGGTCAATGCCGCAGCTTGGACCGAGCCATGACCATCGCCCTCGATCGCCTCGTAGCTCTGTGCACGGCGGATTGGCGCCTCGATCTGCACCTGCTCAGCAGCATGCAGCGCAAGCGCCTGACCCATGCCATCCAGACTTCGATCTGGGTTGCACGACGACGCGAGAAGGCGTTGCAGGGATCAGTTCAGGGGCGACCACCGGCACCGATCGATGGCCTGAGCGCGTCGAAAATGAGGGACCGTGAGCGAAAACGAAAGTGGTACCACGACCACAAGTTGAAGGTCCTGGCCAAGCTGAAAGCCAAGAGGATGGAACGGGCGAAGAAATCGGCTAGCCTGAACTGCGCATGAAGAAAAAGCTCACCAAGGATCACGACGCGCTCGGTCGACCGTCCAAGTTCGACATCATCGAGTCACCCAAGGTGGCCAGGGAGATGATGGCCGCGGGCAAGTCATACATGGATCTGGCCGAAGCTCTTGGAATCGACCGCGGTACCGTCACCAGGTGGATCGACGAACATCCGACTTTTGCCGCAGCAATAGCCCAGGGCAAGAGCGACGCCATTGATCGTGTCGAGCGCGCGCTGATGAAACGTGCTGAGGGCTACGAGCACAAGGAGTCCCACTACCCGCCCGATGTCCACGCGATCAAGTTCTTCCTGAGCAACAAGCGCTCGCAGGACTGGCGCGAGAAGACGGCGGTCGAGCACTCGGGGCATCTGACGCTTGAAGAGCTGGTGAGTGAGTCGTTGCCCAAGCCGCCGGAAAAGAAGCCCGGTTGATTACATGAGGGTCCATGACAAGCTGGTGGGATGAATAACTACATCCGCACCTTCAGCGTCAACGTCGATCTCTTCTGGTCCAAGGTCAAGCGCGGCGGCGAAGATGAGTGCTGGCCATGGCTCGGGTTGAAGAGTGATCGCGGCTACGGAAAGTTCGCGAGCACTTCGCACTCATTGCGTGCCCATCGCATTGCTTTCGGAATCGCCCACGACCAGAATCCGCCAGCGGTCTGCCACTCCTGCGACAACCGAGCGTGCTGCAACCCGAAGCATCTCTGGGCCGGCACGAACGGGCTGAACAATACCGATCGCGCGCTCAAGGGTAGATCGGCGCACCCCACAGGCGAGAAGCACCCGATGGCCAAGCTGACGGATGAAATCGTGCTGGAGATCAGACGGATATACGCCGCTGGTGGAGTGACGCAGCGCGCCCTTGCGGTGAGGTTCGGTCTGTGTGGGGCAACCGTCAGTCAGGTCGTCAACGGGAAACGCTGGACACATCTGGAGATCATCAAATGAGCCAAGCATCCGACACCATCCGCCGCTGGCGCGAAGACCCCATCGCGTTCGTTCGAGAATGCCTCAAGGCCGAGCCGGATGGATGGCAGGCCGACATGCTGGCCGCGTTCCCAACGCATCGGCGCATCGGCGCACGGGCGTCAAAAGGTCCGGGCAAGACCGCCGTCCTGTCTTGGATGATCTGGAACTTCCTGGTGACCAGGCTTCATCCGAAGATCGCCTGCACATCGATCAGCGGCGACAACCTCTCGGATGGTCTGTGGACCGAGCTGGCCAAATGGCAGCACAACAGCCCGCTGCTCCTGTCGCAGTTCACCTGGAGCAAGACGCGCATCGTCTGCAAGCACCATGAAGAGACGTGGTGGTGCAGCGCGCGCAATTGGTCGAAGGGCGCCGACTCGACGCAGCAGGCCGACACCCTGGCCGGACTCCACGCCGACAACCTCATGTTCGTGATCGACGAGGTCGGCAGCATCCCCGAAAGCGTGATGGTCGCAGCTGAGGCCGGATTGGCGACCGGCAAGGACACCAAAATCGTGATGGCCGGAAACCCAACCATGACCAGCGGCCCGCTGTGGCGCGCATGCACAACGGATCGCGAACAGTGGCACATGACCGAGATCACGTCGGATCCCGATGATCCGAAGCGCTCGTCTCGCGTGGACGTGAAGTGGGCGAAGGAGCAGATCGAGCGATTCGGGAAAGAGAACCCATGGGTCCTGGTCAACGTGTTTGGCCGATTCCCGCCGTCGTCGATCAACGCCCTGCTCGGCCCCGATGACTGCACCAGATCGGTCAAGCGCCAGTGCCCGCCCAGCGCCTACACCCACGCCGCCAAGGTCCTGGGCATCGACGTGGCCCGCTTCGGCGACGACCGCACGGTGATCTTCCCGCGCCAGGGCCTGTTCGCGTCGGTACCGCTAATCCTACGCGCGGCCCGCACCGAGGTCATCGTCGCCAACGTGGCCAAGATCGCGATGTCGTGGATGCCCGACATGATCTTCGTCGATGGCTCGGGCGGCTACGGCGCCGGCGTCGAGGATGGTCTGCGCCAGGCCGGATTCGCCTGCGTCCCGGTCTATGGCTCAGGCCAGGCGACCGACCAGCGGTTCTACAACAAGCGCGCCGAGGTTCACTGGGAGATGGCCGAGTGGGTGAAGGACCGCGGCACGCTTCCGTTGCCGATCATCGATGAGCTGACCAAGGAGCTCACAGCGCCAACCTACACGCTCAAGAAGGACCAGATCATCGTCGAGCCCAAGGAGCACATCAAGGCGCGCCTGGGCTTCTCACCGGACATTGCCGACGCGCTGGCCAACACCTTCGCCAGCCCGGTCATGCCCAAGATGAACCATGCGGATCCGACGGCGAACCAGCACATGCATCACGCCAAGGACGAGTACAACCCGATGGAACGGTTCTTGGCCGAGCAGTAGAAACGAGGCAGCCCAGGTATTTCTCCTGGGCTGTTGGTCCCCCGGCTTACTCGGAGTCATCAGGTCCCGGCTCTGGCCGGTGCGTCCGCATTCCGTATCTACGTCTGCGACCCTCGTCCGCGATTCAGAGGCCGGTAGGCTATCCGAACAGTTCCCGGAATCCAGCGACCTTGCCCACCAAGGACTGGATGGTCTGTTCGATCTCGTTCATCTGACCGTCAAGCGGTCCACCACTGGGCGGCATCGGTGAGCCTTTCAACTCCTCTTTCGCCGGCCGCGGGTGTTCGAAGTGCGATCGAGCCGCGAGCAGACGATCGGCGAGATCGCCGTCGAGGCTGTTCAGCGCCTTGCCGAGTGCTTCCAAGCGCATGCGCGTCTGGTCCATCTGTGATGCCTGTCGGGCTTGCGCCGTCGAGGCCTGTTGGGCACGTGGATAATCCATGATGAGACTCCTTCGCCTCAGACTACCGGCGAAGTGTTCGAGTCCAGGACGGCGGATGGGAATTGTGCCAACGGCCTAGAACAACGAGACCTCGCAACATGGCGAGGTCTTCGTCTCGGAATCCACCAGGTGCGACGCCGGTGTCCCGAATGGGTCAGGGGAAGCGCAGGTAGGCGTTCAGCGTCGCACCGCTGATCACACTCACATTCAGCGCCAGGTACCGGTACTTCAGACGGCCGACGCGGTTGATGCTCTGGTTGAGCGCCATGGTCAGCGTGTTCTCGACCGTCAGGCCGGCGATCGTGTTGCCGGTCTTGATCTGCACCGTCGCCGTTCCACCCAGGCAGGCGATGAAGAGCTCGTAGGGGAAGGGGTAGTACTGATTCGACCCACCGGGCGCCGAAGCGCCAAGAGCGCCGATCGCCATGGATTCGAACATGATGCCAGCGGTCTGACCAAGACCTGTGCCGGTGACACCGTCGAGAAGGATCAGTCCGCGCAGTGCCATAGGTGTCTCCTGGCGGTAAGCTATGGCGTAGGTTGATATTTTCAACACATGCGTATAGATTCACCACATGCGAACCGAGAAGCTCCAGACCCTCGCACACCGCGAGACGCTGATTCTGGGCTGCGAAAGCTACGCCGATCTGTGGCCGGAACTGATGCCCCTGGCGCGCTCGCACTACGAGGAAGTGACCGGAACGCCCGAGATCGCGCTGAACTTGGCGACGTCGACCTACGAGCAACTCCAGGCCGTCGGTGGGCTGCGGATGGTCACCATGCGCGCCGATACCGACGTGGCCACCGGCGAGCTGATCGGGTACTGCTCGGTCATCCTGAGCCGTCACAGCCACACCGGCGCCAAGGTCGCCCGGGTCGATGGCGTCTACGTGCGGCCCGAGTGGCGCAGCGGTACCGACGCCGGCCGGGCCCTGCTCAAGCACGCCATGAAGGTCTCGACTGAGGAGGGGGCGACGATGTTCTACGTCGGATCCAGGCCGCGGCACGACCTCAGCCCGCTGCTGGAGTGGATGGGCTTCGGGATGGTCGAGGTCCAGTACGCGCGTCAGCTCCACCCTCGGACGGAGGTCTGACGTGGCTGCCGCTGGAGCAGGCGAGGTTGCACTGGTCGCCCTGGCAGCCGCCTCGACGGCGTACTCCATGAGCCAGTCGAAGAAGAGCCCGAGCCAGCCAGCCCAGCCAGCGGCACCGGCCAGTGCGACCGGCGGCGAGGTCGACGTCGCCACGCAGACCAAGATCGCAGAGCAGCAATCGCAATCGGTGGCCGGCACCAGCAACAGCCGCAATCCCGGCGAGGGCGGCGGCATCTCGAACGATCCTCTCGCACCACGCAAGACCTTACTCGGCTCGTAGGAGAACCCATGGCGAACGTCAACCTCAAGCCGCACGTCGAGGAGCCGCTGGCCCCGTACACGTCGATGGTCGCGGTCACACCCAGTGACACGACACCGCTGGGCTTTGCGACCAGGGGCATCCTCGTCACGGGAGCAGGAACCATCCAGGTCGTCATCGGTGGCGCGTCCGTGCAGATCCCAGCCGTCACCGCGACAGCCGGCACCATCCTGCCGTTCTCGGTGACCCAGGTTAAGGCGACCGGCACGTCCGCAACTGGGCTGTTCGCGCTGAACTGAAATGCGAGTAGCGACCTCACCATTCGAGCAGATCCTGCTGGGGCCGCAGAGCGACATCCAGCTCCGGACCTACTACGAATCGCTGCGGTCGTACATGCAGACCGAGCAGTCGTCCTGGCTGCCCCACTGGTCCCAACTCGCCCGGTTCAACCTCCCGCGCTCGTCCCGGTTCAACCCGATCAACCAGCCGGATCAGGGCCAGCGCAAGGACTACGACATCGTCGACAACTGCGCCACGCTGGCGCTGCGGACGTGCTCGGCCGGCATGATGGGCGGCATGTCCAGCCCGTCGCGCGAATGGTTCAAGGTCCAGCCCGAGGACGACGAACTGCGGGAACTGTCCGAGGTCCAGGACTACTGCGAGCACGGCGCCGACCAGGTGCGCAACGCCTTCCTGAAATCGAACGTGTACCCCACGCTGGTCAACGCCTACCGCGACATGGCGCTCTACGGCACGCAGGCATTCTCGGTCGTCGAGGACCGCGAAGACGACATCCGCTGCTTCCCGTACCCGATCGGCAGCTACATGGTCGCCGGCGACTCGGCGCTGCGCATCACGCTGATCCTGCGCATCGTGAACATGACCGCGGCGCAGATCGTCGCCGACTACCCGCGCGAGAACATCTCCAGCCAAGTCCTGTCCTACTTCGATTCGCCGTCGGGCGGCCAGAAAGAGACCTGGTGGCCCGTCGTTCAGGTGATCCACCCGAACACCTACTACGGCTCGCTGGCGCACAAGTTCAAGCGCTGGGTCAGCGTCCACTACGAGCTGAACACCTACGCCGTCGAGAAGGGCGAGGGCAAGCTGCTGCGCCGCTCGGGATTCAACGAGAACCCGATCATCTGCAGCCGCTGGGACATCACCGGCGAGAACTTCTACGGCAATTCCCCGGGCATGGATTGCCTGGGCGACGTGATGGGGCTGCAGCTGCTCCAGAAGCGCAAGAGCGAGGCCGTCGACAAGATGGTCAAGCCGCCGATGATCGCGTCGCCCGCGATGGCCAACCAGAAGATGAGCATCCTGCCGGGCGACATCACCTATGGCGACATGAAGGACGGCTCGATGGGCTTCAAGCCGGCGTTCGAGATGAAGTTCGACATCGAGCACGTGCTTGAGGACATCCGCGAGCATCACGATCGCATCGAGGACGCGTACTACAAGAAATTGTTCTTGATGATCAGCGAGAGCGACCGGCGCCAGGTCACCGCCGAGGAGATCAGGGCCAAGCAGGAGGAGAAGATGCTGGTGCTCGGCCCGGTGCTTGAGCGCAGCAACAACGAGCTGTTCAAGCCGTTGATCCAGCGCACGTGGAACATCCTGCGCCGGAAGGGCAAGATCCCGGCACCCCCCGAGGTCCTGCGTGGCAAGACCCCGGGCTTCCACTTCGAGTCGATCCTGGCCCAGGCTCAGCGCATGCTCAAGATCGCCTCGCTGGACCGCTGGAACAATTTCGTCAGCAGCCAGATCGCGGTCGATCCCAGCGCCGGCGACCTGATGAACCGCGATGAGATGAACCGCGAGTACGGCGAAGATCTCAGCGTTCCGCCCAAGTGCATGAACAGCGACGAGGACATCCAGAAGATCCGTGAGCAACGCATGAAGACCCAGCAGGCGCAGCAGATCGCAGCCAACGCGAAGAACCTGGCGCCGGCCGTAGCCGCCCTGGGACAGACCGCAGGAGGTGGTGCGCCTGACCTCAGCGGCATCTCCAAGGCGATCGGGCAGCCCGGATGAGCGAGAACCCCGATGATCTTCCGGAGGACACGCTGCCGACGGCTCAGGGCTTCGAGCCGCCGCAGCCCAACGCGGCCGACACCAACCAGATCGAGGTCTCGGTCCTGCAAGCCGGTCGGCGCCAGGATCAGGAGAAGCTGGATCTGACCGCGATCCTGACCAGCGTGCACGGTCGCCGCTTCGTCTACCGTCTGCTCGAAATCTGCGACATGCTCAGCATCGCCGACAGCGATCCGATCATGATCCAGCGCGCGGAGGGTCGTCGCTGGGTGGGCGCTGAGATCCTGAAAATCCTGGCCAGCCACTCGCTGGCGACCTACCCGGAGCTGCTGCTCGAACGCGCGGCACAGGCCAAGATCGATGAGCAGGAACGGCAGGTCGCGTTGCATAAACGCACCAAGGATCAAGAAAACGTTGACTAATTGAACGCCTGCGTCTAGAAATACCACCACCACACCCAGACATGCCAGACGCAACCACCATCACGCAGCCCCCGAGCATCACCACCACGGTGAAGATCGACGCACCGCGCGACACGTTGCCGCTGGCCGCCAATGATCCGTCCCGTCAGGCTGCACCCGCCACACCGCCCGCCGGCCCGACGCCGGTCGTTGCTCCGGGCGCCACCACGCTGCCAGCCGGGTCGACCGCACCTGGTGCCGATGCCGCCAAGGCCGCAGCGGACGCGGCAGCAGCGGCCAAGGCTGCGGAAGCGGCCAAGACCAAGACGCCCGATCCGGCCGTCGATCCCAACGCGCCGCCGGTGCGCAAGACCCTGATCGACGAGACCGTCACCGCGCCGCCCGAGGTCAAGAAGGCCGAAGCGCCGCCGGTCGTCGTCGATCCCAACGCGCCGAAGTACGACCTCAAGGCGCCCGAGAAGTCGCTGCTCACCGCGGACGACCTCAAGGCGATCGAGAACTACGGGCGCGAGCACAAGCTGGCCCCCGAGGTCGCCCAGCTCCTGGTCAATCGCGAGTCCAGGGTCGTCGAGCAGGTTCGCGCCGCCACCCAGGTCGAAGCGCGCGCCACGCTGAACAAGATGTACGATGACTTCGAGTCCCAGGCCGCCAAGGATCCCGACCTCGCCGGCCCCAAGTTCGCCGCCGCGAAGGCACTGGCGAACCGCGCCCTCGTCAACATGCCGCACGTGACCAAGCTGCTCAAGGGCAGCCCGTACGGCTCCGATCCAGCGGTCCTCAAGGATCTCGCCGCGATCGGCAAACTACTCCAAGAAGACAAGCCCATCGAAGGGCAATCTCACACGGCCACTGATCTCAGATCGGCCGGTGAGCGCTGGTTTGGCACGAAATGACCACTTCCTTCCTAGGAACTCACCATGGCTACTGCCCTCGCCTCTGGCGTTGATACCCTCCTCAACTGGACCAAGGGGCGCGATCCGGACGGTAAGGCTGCCGACATCATCGGCATCCTGAACCAGTCGAACGAGATCAACCAGTACATGCTCTGGGAAGAGAGCAACGGCGCGCTGATGAATCGGACCACGGTGCAGGTCCTGCTGCCGACCGTCTCCAGCCGCCAACTCGGCGCCGGCATCGCGACCTCGACCAGCCGCGTGGCACAGTTCGACGATGCGATGAGCATCCTCGACGTGTTCAACGAGGTCGACATCAAGATGGCCGAGCTCAATGGCGAGGTCGGCGCCTACCGCCTGCGCATGGCGATCCCCTACTTCGAGGCGCTCAGCCAGAAGTTCAGCGGCCTGCTGTTCTACGGCAACTCGACCCAGACCACGTCGGACTTCTACGGCCTCTCGAGCCGCTACCCGACCGTCAACAGCGCCAACGCGGCCAACGCCCAGAACGTCCTGGATGGCGGCGGGACCTCGACCGTCAACGCCTCGATGTACCTCATCGGCCTGGGCACCAAGAGCCTGACCGGCATCTTCCCGCGCGGCATGGCCAGCGGTCTCCAGCACCGCGACTGGGGCCAGCAGATCGCCCAGGTCACCGCCGGCTACGCGGCCACCATGCTGCCGGTCTACCGCGACCAGTTCACCTGGAACTGCGGCATCGCGCTGAAGGACTGGAGGCAGTGCGTCCGCATCGCCAACATCGACACGACCAATCTGACCAACGAGAACAACGCCGCGGATCTCATCAAGCTGATGACCAAGGCGCTGTACCGCCTGCCGTCCATCAGCATGCCGGCCTCGACCACCGGCAACCCGATGACCTCGATCCCGATCTCGGCGCGCAACGTCTGGGTCTGCAACCGCACCATCCGCGAGATGCTGCACATCCAGGCCGACAACAAGCGCAACAACACCCTGACCTGGGGTGAGATCTTCGGGCTGAAGGTGCTCTTCCACATGGGCATCCCCATCCTGAACAGCGACCAGCTCCTCAGCACCGAGAGCCAGGTGACCTGAGTCATCTCAGGCACCGACCAGACCTACCCCCACGGAACCTTCCGGAGCTCCTGCCATGGCCATCCTCGACGCGAACACTCAGCTGGCCACGGCCTTCGCGCCCACGACCGGCACCCAGTACCCGAGCGTCTACCTCGACACCGGTGCACTGGATGACTGGGGCATGGGCAGCGACTGGATCTGGTACATCCAGCTGGCCGCGACCTTCACGGTCGGCACCAGCCTCGACCTCCAGCTCCAGGGCAACAACACCGACCCGACCTTCGCGGCCGGTACCAGCGTGATCATCCTCGACACCGGGGTCATCGCCGAGGCCAGCCTGCTGATCAACGCCGAGTTCAAGATGAAGGTCCCGCGTGCGTTCATCTACGCCAATGCGCAGCTGAACCTCAACAACTACCGGTACATCCGCATCAAGGCCATCAGCGTCGGTACCCACTCGACTGGCAGCCTGAACTCCTGGCTGACCAACGACGCGATGCAGGACAACCTGCCGCTGCCGATCGGCTACACGGTCAAGTAGCCCTCCCTGCCTTCGTCGCCTCACCCGGAGCTCGTCATGCCCAGGAAAGTCAAAGAACAGGAGCCCGCCACCCCGACCATGTCGACGGCGGTGCTCAACGAGCAGAACGACTCCATCCGGCAGTCCCCGGCGCCCCAGGCCAAGCCCCCGGTCGGCGACACCGATGGGCGCCTGGCCGCGCTCGAGGCCGAGAACCAGAAGCTCGTCGGCATGCTCAAGGAGATGCTGGCGCGCGACGAGGCTCGTGTGGCGGCCGAGGCCAAGAAGGTCAGCGACGAGGCTGCCCGCGTCGCCGCCCTCCCGCCGCCCGAGTGGACGATCGAGGTCGAGGCCTACAACCAGGGCACCTACCCCGAGCCGGGCGCCATGCATGCCTGGCTGCGCAATCCCGGCGACCGCTTCCGGATCAAGAATAAGGACCACTTCCGCGAGGAATGGATGCGGATGCCCGGCGCCGCCATCCCGAACCTCAAGAGCGACATCGTCGGCCACGGCCCTGGCTTCACCCCCGGCGTCGGCATCCCGCTGACCGGCGTGCACAACCAGGTGAAGGATCCCCTGGCGGCGATCAACGACGCGACCCGCGCCGCGATGGCCCGCTAGGAGTCACCGGGGCGCCTCACTGTGGAGTAGCCCGTGACGACCGTCCAGCTCAGCGATCTCTCAATCTCGAACATGGCGCTGAACCGCATTGGTTCATCCCAGAACGTCAGCTCGTTGACCGGCGCGCCCAAGTCGAACGAGATGGCGCAGCTTCAGTTCTGGTACTACTTCTGCCGGGATGCCGAGCTCACCGACTGGCCGTACCCGTTCGCCATGCTCTACGTGGCGCTCAACCAGGTGGGCGGCCCGACGCCGACCGTAGGAGTTCCGGCGACCCCAGAGTGGATCTACAGTTACCGGTACCCCTCCGACTGCCTGGCCGTGCGGCGCATCGTCTGTGGCAACATCGTTGCCCCGCCGCCCATCATCCCGCCGATGACGGGCATCCCCAGCAACGCCGGTTACCAGTCCCTGGCCTTCGCTCGCCAGGATGGTGATGCGAACCCCTGGCCGTTCGAGGATGGCGTCGACAACGTGGGCCGGCTGATCTACACCGACGCGCCCAACGCCTGGATCCGCTACACCACCCAGCAGCAGAATGCCGCGGTCTTCTCGTACGACTTCGCCAACCTGCTGGCCTTCCGCGTGGCCGTCGAGCTCTACGCGCTGTGCCGGGATGCCAAGCGCCGCGAGGAGAACATCAAGCTCTACGAGTTCTGGAAGGCGAAGGCGAGGGGGCAGATGTTGAATTCGCAGCAGAACTCGCAGCCGCAGGTGGACTACAATTCCGAGTTCGTGCGCGGTCGCTACAATGGCTGAATCCGCCACCCTCCGACAGTCCAGCTTCTCGGGCGGGTTGCTCTCCCCCCAGCTTCTCGGCCGCGTCGATCTCCAGAAGTACCAGTCCGGTTTCGCCGTCCTGCGCAATTTCCTGGTCGTGCGCAATGGCGCGATCGAGAACCGCAGCGGATCGGTCTACGTCGCGAACGTGAAGAACTCGGCCAACCAGGTGCGCCTGGTGAAGTTCGGGATCTCGACCAACCAGGAACTGCTGCTCGAGATGGGCAACCTGTATCTGCGCTTCTATCTCAATGGTGCGCCCATCGGACCGATACCGATGAATGGTCTGTTTCCGGCCGCTGCGTGGTCGAGCCTGACGACCTATCAGGTCGGGACCGTGGTGTCATCGGGATCCAACTACTTCCAGGCCAAGGCGGTCAACACCAACGTCACCCCATCGCCGACATTCAATGCGACCTGGGCGCTCCTCCTGCAGAACCCGTGGAACAGCGGACAGGCCTACACGCCTGGGATGATGGTCCTGTACGCCGGGGTCTACTATCTCTGCATCGCCAACACGACCAACAATGCACCGCCAAATGCGACCTACTGGTATGCACAGCCGAGTGCGACGGTCTATGAGCTCCCGACGTCCATCCCGCAGGCGGCCCTGGCCACCCTGACGGTTGCACAGATCCAAGACCAACTCTTCATTGCGAACCAACTCTTCCAGCCGCAGCAGTTGACCTATTCACTGCTTCAACTGTGGACCATGGCTGCATTCACGCCCACCACCGGCATCGCGGCACCGACTGGCGTCAACGTGACGAACTCACTGGTGGCAGGCAATGCACCAAGCGCTGTCACCGCCGTTGGTGGTGATGTCACGCTGCAGCCACCCGATCAGTATGTGGTCTCGGCCTACCTGCCGATCGCGTCCTACCTGCCATTGAGCCCCATCGCCATCAGCACGGTCGGCCAGGCCGATGCGGCAAACAATGTGGTCATCAGCTGGACGAATAACCAGCCGGAAGCCACGGGGTTCTACGTCTACAAGCTGAACCACACCACCGGGCAGTTCGGCCTGATGGCCAATGTCGCTGGCGGCATCACGACGACGTTCACCGACACCGGCATTCCCCCGAGCACCCAGCCGCCGCCAGGCCCTGGTTACGTCACTTATGACTATGTGATCACCGCTGTCAGCTTGGCGAGTGGAGCAGAGGGGTTCCAGAGCAACGCGGGTGTGATCACCACGCTGCCGCCGAACGGAAGTTACCCGAACGCCATCTCATGGAATCCCGTGACAGGAGCCGCATCGTATAACATCTATTCGATCGTGAATGGCATCCCTGGTTTCATCGGATCATCGGTGATCACCTCTTTCAATGACACCGGCATCACGCCGAATACCGCCAAGCAGCCGCCCGCCCAGATCCCGCTGTTCTCGACGCCCAACGACTACCCAGCCGTAGTCGCCGCCATGCAGTCGCGCCTCCTGTTCGCCAACACCTTCAACGCCCCGCAGACCGCGTGGGGCAGCAACATCACCGACTACCACAACTTCACCAACTTCCTGCCCGTCACCGATGCCATGGCCTTCAGCTTCACGCTGACCGGCAATGAGCGCCAGTTCATCAACGGCATCATCGACATCGGCAAGATGGTGATCCTGACCAGCGGCGGCGAATATGTGGCGCCCGGGAATGCCTTCGGCGAGGTGACGGCAACCGCCACGGCGTGCCAGCGCAACGGAACGTCCGGCGCCGCGCTCGTCTCGGGCTTCGCCATCGGAATCACGGCCATCTACGTCGACTCGGCAGCGAACATCATCCGCGATCTCCGCTATTCGATCTACACCACCACCTATGCCGGCAAGGACACCACGCTCTACGCCCCCCAGCTCTTCGAGAACAACACCATTCTGCAGATCGATTGGCAGAAAACATGGAACTCCATCGTCTGGTGCGTGCAGACCAAGGGCGCGCTGCTGGGCATGACCTACATAATGGACCAGGAGATGTGGGCGTGGAGCGCGCACGACTTCTACCTGGGAATCGTCGAGCAGGTCTGCTGTGTGCGCGAGGGTCCGGCAGTGACCGTCTACCTAGTCGTGAACCGCACCGTCCTGGGCGCCACCCAGCGCACCATCGAGCGTCTGGCCAACCGGGAGTTCGCCGATCTCCAGTATCTCACCGACGCGATCTTCACCGACTGCAGCATGACCTATGACGGACGCAACACGTCGGCGACCACGGTCACCAGCTCGACCGCCGGGACCTGGACGCCGAACGATGTCATCACCCTGACCTCGAGCGTGGCGGCATTCGGGACGCTGAGCGTCGGCAACGCCGTGGTCCTGCGCGAGATCGCCAACGGCACGCAGCTGATGCCGATCGACCCGACGACCGCGAACGCCAACACCATCCCCGCGCCGTACCCCATCGGCTGGGTGATCGACCAGGTGGTCTTCACGATCATCGGCATCACCAGCACGAGCATCGTGACCTGCACGCCGAGCAAGAACGTCCCGACCTGGGCGCAGGGCATCGCGCTGACCACCTGGGGCCTGATGGCCAACACCTTCTCGGGGATGACCCAGCTCGCCGGTCTGGCGATCAGCGCTCAGGGCGACGGTGCCGTGGTGGCCAACGCGCTGACGGACGCCACGCCGACCGTGGTCAGCAACGCGGGCGTCTTCACTACCACCAGGAACTACCTCGTCCTGACCGCCGGCCTACCGATCATCGGCCAGGTGCAGACGCTCCCGCGCGATAGCGGTGGCCGCACCGAGACACTGATGAACAAGGAGCAGTTGATGGTCGAGGCCGCGGTGATGTTCTACAACACCCGCGGCGGCTACTGGGGTCCGGACTTCCAGCACCTCTATGAATGGGATCAGCGCGGCATACAGTTCGAGCCCATGGGACAGGCCCCGGCACTATTCACGGGGCGCGCGCTCATCCCGCTGGCGGGTGCTTGGCAGGACAGCGGCCAGGTGTGTTTGCAGCAGACCGATCCATTGCCCATGTCGATCAGCGCCATCGCTCCGACTGGCTATACAGCGGAAGGGTAGGGTACTCCAATTTCAGACACGGCCATGATGAGTGATGGTCTTTCCGGCGTCGCCGGTGCGGCTCAGGCCTACTCGGCCGGCCAGCGCAACAAGGCCATCGACACCTTCAACGCCAACAATGCGCGCATCCAGGCGGATCAGGCCATCAGCGCCGGCGGCTTCGAGGCCGGCAACCGCGAGATCCGCGGCGAGATCGTACGTGGCGCCGAGCAGGGCGCTGCGGCCGGCGGCAACACCGTGGCAACCGCTGGCACCAATCGCACCGTCCAGGCCGGCACCACGGCCACCAGTCGTATGGACCAGATGATGTTGGAGATCAACGCATCGCGCGCTGCTTTCGGCTATCAGGTCAAGGCCGCCAACATGGACTTCCAGGCCAAGCAGGCTGGCGTCGCCGGCAACGAAGCCGCCCTGGCTGCGCTCATCAAGAGCGGGGCAGCCGAGGAGCGGGATGCAGATCCGAATTACAAGGGGCGCGGTTCCACCGGCCAGGTCTACGCGGACAACAGCAACGGCGGTGGCGGGTCAATCTTCGACAGTCAGGTGTAGCCCATGCCCGGCCAACAGCCCGAAGATCAGATCCCGACCGTAGCCCCGCAGGTTGAGCCCAACGCGGAGTTGACGGCGAACGTTCCTCTATCCACGCCCATCAGCGGCGCGATCGAAGAGTCCGCGTCCATCCAGCAGCGCATGGCCTACTGGAAGGCCCACGCCACCGCCGTCGACGCGCAGACCCAGTTCCAGGCCCTCGACAACGAGAAGCTCTACGACCCCAAGGGCGGCCTGCTGAGCCAGAACCTGGGCAAGGATGCCGGTCCAGCGGTCGAACAGACGATGGCCGACTATAAGGCCAAGCAGAGCGAGATCGCCGCGCAGCTCCCCAGCGCGATGGCCAAGGCGCAGTTCATGCGCTCAAGCAACGAGCACCTGAACATGGTGCAGCGCCAGGGATTCGTCTACGAGCGCAACCAGTACAACAAGTGGGACGGCGAGAACGTCACGGCCAGCGTGAAGATGTCGCAGGAAGCCGCGCTGAACACCTACGACCTCCCAGCAGATCCGGCGCAAGGCGATCCGCTCCAGCACCAGGTCGACAAGCAAGTGGCGCTGATCAAGGACTACGGCGAGCGGTCCGGTCAGCCCCAGGCGCAGATCGATCTCAACATCGCCAACGCCAAGAGCGCGACCTACGCCGCCGTGGCCGAGGATGCCATCAACACCGGGAAACTCGACTACGCCAAGCAGTTGATGGACACCCACGGGCAGGAGATAGAGCACTCCCAGCGCCGGATCCTCCAGGGCGCAGCGAAGAACGTCGAGGTCGACGCCACCACCAACGAGCTGTTCGGCGAGTTCACCCAGCCAGATGACAAGGGCAATCCGGCCACCAGGTCGACCTACTTCGACACCCTCGAGGAAGCCCGCAAGAATGATCCACGCTTCGAGGGCGCCGAAGGCCTCAGGCTCTACAACAAGGTCGCCGAGCAGGGAGAGCGTTACTTCAGCGTCAAGGACCAGCAGACCATGGCTCAGCAGAAGGGGATCATGGACGACGGCGTCAAGGCGATGAACCAGGGCATCAAGCTCCAGGACGCCGTGCCAGCCACCAAGTTTCAGCAACTCACCGGCGATCAACAGGACCAGCTGATGCGCCGGCAGGACCAGATCATCAAGCTGACGATGCCCCAGGATGGCAGCCCTGCCTACTACCTCGCACGCGAGCGCATGGCGGCGGACCCCGACGGCGGTTCGACCCAGGACTTCTCCCCCATCCGGTCGAGCATGTCGGAAGCGGACTACAACCGTCTGGAGATGGCGAAGGTCGAGGCCATTGCGCGCAAGACCTCAGACGCCACCAAGTCGCCAAGGAACACCCCCGACGCCATCCGGGAGCGCGTCTCAAGCGAGATCCT